GGATGACCTTCAAGAGGCCGCCCGACCAGACGATCGCCGAGACCGAGAGCTGCGCCAGGTTGGCGAGCGCCTGCTGCGCCTGGGTCTGCTGGTCGAGCATCGGCGAGAGCCAGATCCCGGCCGCATCGCAATATTGCGACCAGTTGGCGATGGTGCCGGCCTGGTCGAGGTTCGCCGCCGGGAAGCCCGCGCCATAGCGCGCGTTGGTCAGAAAATCGACGGCGATCGAGGCCGGGTTGCCGTCGGAGAGGTTAACCGAGGTGACCGGACCCTGCACCTCGACCGAAAAGTTCGGCAGCGCCGCCGAAAAGCCGAGCTGGTAGTTGTCGCAGGTGAAGTTCGCGGTGCCCGAATAGCCGACCGCATGCCCCGGGTGGTTGGTCTGCCAAAATGGATCCGGCGGCTGGCCGTCGTTGCCGGCATTGATCGTCGACAGCCCCGGCAGCGCCGAGAGCGGGTTGACGTTCTTTTCCCACCAGACGAGGCCGAAGCCGACCGGCCCCTGGCAGACGCCGAGGATGAAGCTCGCGCTGTAGGTGAATTGCCCCTTCCCCTTGGCGTCGCTAGCACCCTTGCCGCCCGCTTTGTGTCCCTTGCCCTTGACCGGCGTCGCCTTGAAATCCTGGTAATCGAGGAGGTTTACCGCGACCCGCGTCGTCCCGTAGACAACAGGGATGACGCCGCCGACCTGGCTCGTCTGGAATTGCAGCGACCCGACCGCCGTCGCCTGCTTGGCGTTCGAGCCATGCCCGAGGATGCCGGTCATTGTACGCTGCGTACAAACGGGTCGAAGAACCGCCGCGGTCGGCCGCCGAGCAGCGCCTGCGTCGCATCGACCGCGACGACGCCCATGCCGTTCCAGGCGTGGACAAGCATCGGCTAGGCGGTGACGATGCCGCCATGCGCGAAGCAGCGGCCGAAGCGGAACAGCACGACATCGCCCGGCTGCGGCGGCCCCGCGATCTCGCGCGCATATTCGAGGATGCCGGCGAGGTAGCGCTCGTCGTCGCGGTGCAGGTGCCAGTCCTGGGGATAGAACGGCACCTTGTAACGCGGGATGATCCCGGCCCGCTCGAAGACCTCGACCACAAAGGTCAAGCAGTCGACGCCGCCCAGCGGCCCCTTGACGCGCTGCGCCGTGCGGTAGGGCGTGCCGATCCAGGACAGCGTCTCGGCGACAAGCCTGCCCCGATCCCCGCGCGATCGCGCCGCGCTTGCGCGCGACACCTCAGCCTCATCCTGAGTCGGCCGCGCAAGCGGCCGTGTCGAAGGATCAGATGGCATTTTCCGCCGGCGGCACGAACAGGAAACCGCCGAAGCGCTCGGCGTTCCCCGGCTGGTAGCCCGACGAGGTGACCCGCGAATTTCGGAAGACGTTGCCGCAGGTCGTGAGCGTCCGGTCGCAGCCGGGCAAGAGCTGGAATTGGTCGCCCGGCGCCGGGGTCGAGAGGAAGGCGAGCTTCACGCCGATCTGGTTTGGCACGACGCCGGTTATCGTGCGCCGCTGGCCGGTGTTGGCGCCGCTGAGGCCGCTGACCGTGCCCTGATAGTATTGCCCGGTGGCCGGCGACCCGAGCAGCAATGTCGAGGTCGAGCCGGCGGCGGCGGCAAACGTCAGCTGTCCGACCCCGGTCGGCGTGCCGTCGGCATTCTTTCCATTCGCCCGGTCGTAGCCGCACATGACGCCGCCGAACACGTGGTTACAGCTCGGCTGCCAGAGCCGCCGCGGCATTTCGATGTTGAGCAGATCGAGGTGGGAGCGGACCTTGAGCTGGACCATCGTGCGGCTCGCCTCGAGGTCCGAGACGCGGCCGGCGAACAGCACGACGGTGCCGGGCGAGGTGTCGCCCCAGCTCGGCATGAAGGCGCGCTCGAGCTGCACTGTGGCGCCGTCGAACTGGCCCTGCCAAACGGCCTGCTCCCAGGATGTGCCGCCGAGCGTATCGGTTGGCTGCGGATAGATGCGGACGTCGAGCTCGTCGCTCTGCACTCCGATCACGACCCGCGTCGCTGAGCGGTCGAACCGCGGCCCGAGCGCGAACTGCCGATTGCCGACCGCGACCGCGGTCTGCCCGGCGCTGAACAGATACTGCGTCCCGCCGAGCAGCGGTCCAGAGATCGGCCATCACAAAGCCGCGCGACGACGCGAGCAGCGCCGTGAGGGCGGGCGAGGCGGGCTTCATTTGCTATGGCCGGACGCTGATGAAATCGAGCTTCTTCAGAGACCATAGCCGAAACATGAAGTTCTCGAAGGTGTAGGCGTCGGCGACGAACCGGCAGCGGAAGTAATAGCTGAAATCCGCGGTCACCGTGGTCGTGGCCGGGATCGCCGAATAGAAGGTCAGGAGACCGGTCGCCGGATCGAGCGAATAGGCCGAGGGCAACTGCCTGATGCCGTTGAAATAGACCGCCGAGACGATGTTGGGCGCAGTGATCGGCTCGAAGAGGCTGATCGCCGGCGGCGGTGCACCGGAAACGACCCCCGCGCCGAATGTGCGGAAGAGCTGCGCCTGCGTCGTCCCGGCACCTGACACCCCGAGCCACTGACCGGTGACCTGGTCGTCAGTCGGATCGTCATAGAGGAAGGTCGCAAAGGCGCCCTGGCAGGCGAGAAAGAAGCCCATCAAGGTGCGCAGGTCGGTCGCCAGCAGCGAGCCGATCGGCGGGCTCGAAGCGGCGCCGCCCAGATTGTCGCCGAGCGCCTCCCAGGTCAGCTCGAATTGCCAGAGCGGAAAGGGATAGTCGAGCGCGCGCAGCTCGCGCCCCGAGACCGCGCGCTGGATGCGCGTCTGGAAGGTCGGGGTCTTCTTGACCGACCAGCTTTGGCCCGCGAGCTTCGGCAGCACGCCGATATCGGCCATCAATATACCCGGATACCGTCGGTAGCCGTCAGAGAGGCGCGCTCGGCGGCACAGGTCAGGTGGCAGATCAGGTGCGACGGCAGCGGACAGATGCCGCAATGCCGGTGCGCGATGCGGGAGAGGTCGGGGACCGCCTCGGCCGGCGGCGAAGGGGGCGGCGGGAACATCTCGCGCCGGCGCAGAGCGACGGCCCCGGCATCGAACACCGCACCGCTCATGTCGGCTGGTGCAGCATCGAGCCGTTGCGCATCGCCCGGTTGATCGCGGCGACGATCTGCGGGCCGGCCTGCATGACGCTGCGGCCGTCCCAGGCCTGGACGTTCAGGTTGAAGGTGTGCCCGCCGCCGCCGCCGTCGATCATGCGCTGCAGCCCCGTGCTGATGTTTTCCGGCAGCACCATCTCGCGGCTGTGCACCTGCGCCAGCATCCCCGACGGCCCGAGCTGCGGCACCGTCCAGCCGCCGGCGGCCGCCGGCACGATCCCGCCGCGGGCGAAGGCAAAGAGGCTGCCGAGCCAACTGAAGAGGCCGCTGAAGAGGCCGCCGCCGCCGGCGCCGGCCCCGCCCATCCCGGCGAGCACCTCGGCCTCGCCGCCGCCGCCCCACATCGCGGCCACGTTGGCCGCCTCCTGCGCCGCGCCGCCGATCCCGAGCGCCGAACCGAGTGCCCCGAACAGGCCGCCCTTGCCGAGACCCAAGAGCCCCGAGAGCCCTTCCGATCCGAACAGGAGGCTCGAGAGCCCGCCGCCGGACGTCTCCGAGCCGCCGAGCAGCGAGGAGAAGGTGGATTTCAGAAAATCCTCGAGAATGCTCTTGGCGAGCTCGGCGAACGCCTGGCCGATGGTCTTTGTCCGCTCCAGCACGTCGGTGGCAAAGGTCGCCAGCTGGTCGGAGATCTGCCGGGTCGCTTCCTTCCACTGCCGGGCGGCTTCCTTGGCCGTCTTGCGGTAAAGCGCTTCCTCCTTGCGCTGCTCTTCCGCGACGGCGCGCAGCCGCTCGGCCGCGGCGCGCTGCGCGGCGGCGACCTTCTCGCGCTCGAGGTCGAGATACTGCTTGCTGTCGCGCCCGTAGATCAGGGCGACCTCGGCCAGCCATTCATCATAGATCGCTGCGATCCTGTCGGCGTCGCCCTTGGCCTCCTGGATCTTCAGCCGCTCGCCGGCGGCGAAGATCTCGTACTCCTCGCGCGCCTCGCGCTCGGCGTCGTCGGCGCGGCTCCTGCCGCCGCCGCGCCCGCCGGGCCGCTCGGTGCCGGCCGGCCGGCCGCCGCGCCTGGCCCGCACCTCCAGATCGAGGCTGAGGTCAGGCGATTCCGAGATGCCGGCGAGGGTCTTCATGTCGGCGATGATGCCGGCGACCTCGGCCGCGATGGCCTTGGCGTTCTGCTCGACGAGCGCTCCGGACTTTTTCCAGGTGTCGGCGAACGCGGCGCTGAACGACTCGCCCATCTTGGTGATCGGCCCCGACAGCGCCGCCGTTGCCCCCGAGGCGAGCGCCGAAAAGGGCCGCGCCGCCATCGCCGCGAAGTTGTCGATGTCCTTCAGGGCGACATCGAGAATCTTGATGAAATCCCAGACGATCAGGCCAACGTCATAGACCGCCCGGCCGACCACATGAAAGGCCGCAGCAAGGGGGTTCAGCTCGGTCTTGAGACCCTGCGCCGCCTTGACGGCCTGATCCATCGAGCGAACCACATAGTCGAGCGAGTCGCGCGAGGCGTCGATTGCCGGCTTCAAGAGCCCGAACCCATCCTGCGCCAGCGTCTGCGTATCGAGCTTGAGCCTGTTGATCCGCTCGGCGCAGTCGGCCTCGCCGGCGGCGTTGCGTTCGAGTGCGGCGGCGTAATCCTGTGCCGCCGCCCGCAGCTCTTCCCAGCCTTCGGCGCCCCGCCGCATCAGCGGCACGAGGCGGTCGAAGCCGCGGCCGATCAGCTCGTGCAACAGCGCGGTGCGCTGCAAGGGCTGGCTCAATTCGGCGGCGCGCTCGGTCAGTAGATGGAGCAGCTCGGGCAGGTCGTTGGCCCGCGCGCGCACCTCGCTCATCGCGATGCCGAGGTTGCGGAACGCCGTTGCCGCCGGGCCGCCGGCATTTTCGAGAGCGCGCTGCACCGAGAGGCCGAGGCGCTCCAGCGAGCGCTGCGCTTCATCGGCGTTGCCGCCGGCGAGCGTGAACATGCCCTGCAGCTCGCCGACCTGGCGCGCCGTCAGGCCGAGCGCATAGCCGGTATTGAGCGCGCGCTCGCCGATCTCGGCCATCTCGGTGCCGAAATCGCGCAGCTTGTCGATGGCGTAGGTGATGCCGGCGAGCTCGAGGCCCTCGCGCATCCGCGACGAGAAGGTGCCGATCAGCTCGGCCGGGCCGCGGACCGCCTCGGCGAGGCCCGCCAGCCCCTCCTTGACCTGCTCGATGCCCGCCGTGGCGCCGGCGGTCTCGGCGGCGATCCTTACGGTGACGCGATCGTCGGCCATGATCGCTCTATCGGCGCTGGTGCGCCGCCGGGGGCAAAGCTATGTATGGGTCCCATGTCCACACCATTCGATCCCGCGGCAATAATCATCCTCCTGGCGCTGGCGCTCTATTTCGGGCCGGCATTGATTGCCTGGAGCCATCGCGACCCGCGCGCCGGGCGGATCTTTTTCTTCAACCTGCTGATCGGCTGGACCCTGGTCGGCTGGGTGATCGCACTCGCCATGGCGCTGCTGCCGGCGGCACCCCCGCATAGGGTGGCCGAGCCCGAGCCCGAGCGCATGTCCTGTCCGCATTGCGCCGAGCCGATCCTGCCGGCCGTAAACGTCTGTCGATTCTGCGGCCAGGCGCTGCGCCGCGGCTGGGCGGAGGGCGCGCAGATCATCGACCTCGGTTTGCGGCGGGCGGAGTGATCACGGTCGAGCTGATCGGCGACGCCCGGCTCGTCGCCCGGCTGGACGCGATGCCGGAGCGGCTGCGCGACGGCGTGGCCCGCGCCGTCACCCGGCTCGGCTTCGAATTGCAGCGCAAGGTTCAGGCAGACAAGCTTTCCGGCCAGGTGCTGCGCGTGCGCACCGGCTCGCTGCGCAGCTCGATCAACACGCAGGTGAGCAAGACTGCGGAGGAGATCTCGGCGACAGTCGGCACCAACATCGCCTATGGCCGCGTGCACGAATATGGCTTCGAGGGCACCCAGAGCGTGCGCGCGCATGTCAGGCGGATTACGCAGGTCTTTGGCCGGCCGATCGCGCCGGCGACACAAAACGTGCGCGCCCATACGCGCCACGTACGGCTGCCGGAGCGCTCGTTCCTGCGCTCGGCGCTCGCCGAGATGGCGCCTGTGATCGAGGCCGAGCTGCGCGCGGCGGTGGCGGAAAGCCTGTCCCGGTAAATAAAAAGACTTTCCACCGCAGAGGACGCAAAGGATGCGCAGAGGACGCGAAGGGAAAAGCGCCTTCGCGACCTTCGCGCGTCCCTTTGCGTCCTTTGCGTTAAAGGTGCCTTAAAGGAGCTCACTCCACGGTCGAGAAATAGCCGATCGTGCCGGAGGCGTCGGCGAACGCCAGGAAGTCGAGCTCTTCGATCGTCCAATCATCGATCCGCGTCGGCAGGCTGAGCTTCGAGGCGGTGCAGGCGTTGAGCCGGAGTGCCGTGCCCTTGCCGGAATAGGTCGTATAGAACGTCGCCTTGAAGGTCGGCATCGTCCCCATCAGCTGGTTGGTGAGGGTGATCTTCTGGCCCGAGCTGGTGACGTTGTAGGTATAGGAGATGATTACCGCCAGGCCGGCATCGGCCGAGCTGAAGGTGTAAACGCCGGTCGCGAAATTCACCGAATACTGACCGGCCGCCGCAGGCGTCGTCACCCGGTTGAAGGGCGCGCCTGCCGCCTGGCTCCCGGTCGCGTAATAGACGCCGAGGTCGTCGTTGTAGGATGCAGCGTTGGCGACGGTGATCTGGAAGGGCGTCGTCGCCGGGACCGTGTCGGCCTCGTATTCGACGATGCCGAATTGCCCGGTCGTCGCCGGCTGGCCAAAGAAGAGGTCCGAATAGAGCATTCCGAGGACGCGGGCGAACTTCGCCTTGCCGGTAATCTTGGCCTGGCCGCGGCCGATCGCGACCGGGAACTGAAACTGCCCGTAAAGCTCCTTGTCGGTCCAATCGAAGTCGACCGTCACGTCCTGGAGCACGCCGAACTGCCGCGGACCGACGCCGGTGACGGTGCCGAGGTCGGTGCGCTCGCCCCAGAGGGCGCCGGCGCCGAAAGCCAATTGCATCTATGCACTCCTTTGAGCCTGCCCCTCCCGGCGAAGGCCGGGAGCAGGCCGGGGCTGCCGCGCCTTGAGCGCGGCGAAATCGAGGATCGGCGCGCTGTCGAGGCCGGCATGCAGATCGCCGCCATGATCGAGCCCGGTCTCGGCCGCCAGCGCCGCCGGCGGTGCCGCGGGAGAAGGCGCCCGCCGCGGCCGCCAGCCGACCTGCGCCGCCAGCAGCACATGCGCGGGCGGGTGCGCGGCGAGGTACGGCAGCAGCAGCTCGTCGAGATCGAGGAGGGTCAGCTCGTCGGTGTCGCGGGGCCGGTAGCCGAAGGCGGCGGCGAGGAGGCCGTAGATGTCGTGCCATCGCTCGCCCCGGCTGAAGCCGGGGCCGGCGCTTCCCCCGGCCCGGCCCTCCGCAGGCCCGAGCCGGTGAGGACCGCATTGAGGACGGCGCCGGCGTTGCCGAGGTCGAGCATTTCGGCAATTTCGGCCTCGGTCATGTCCGGATAATTGCGGCCGAGTGCCGCCGCGACGACCGCGACGACCGCGTCGATCGCCTGCGCGTCGAGCATCGATGCGGCGTCCGCCGTGATCTGGCCGATCGTCGGGCCGAGGCGGCGCAACTGGCCGAGCGTCAGCGGCGGCACGACCCAATCGCGCCCGCCCATGGCGATGACGACACCGGGGAGAAGAGCAGCGGCAGCCATCTTGACGGGTTCCCTTTTCATGCGTGGCCGGCAGGCGGTTCGAGCAGCAGGCCGAAGCGCTCGTTCCAGCTCGCGATGATGCTCGGCGCCTGGTCGGCGAGGCCGCGCAGCACGAATTGCGCCTGCGCCACGGAGCCGAGGATCCCGAGCAGCGGCACCAGCACCGTCGGCAGCGCGGCGATCGCGGCACCCCAGCCCCAGCGCTCGGCGGCGCGTTCGGTCGCGGCCATGATCTCTTTGGCGGCGCGGCGCACCGCCTCCGCCTGCTCAGGGGTCGCCGGAAAGAGGTCCGTCACTCTATTCGCCCGTCGGTTTCACAGGCGGTGCACCGCCGAGTGCAGGCTATGCGGCAAGGATCTCGATCGGCACGATGGCAATCGCCTGGTCGCCGAGGATCCCCTCGTCGGTCTCGATGCGCCCCGAGATGTAGGCGTGCTGCACCATGCCGGGCAGCCCGAGGTCCTGCTTGCCGGTCATCGGCGCCGGCGCCAGCGCCGCCTCGAGCGCATCCAAGAGCGGATTGAGGATCGACGCCGGCGGCAGATAGGGGTCGCTCGAATGGGCGTAGAGGTAAAGGTCGGCGTGGAGCGTCCAGACGACCGGCGCGCCGAGCGCCTTTACCTGGGCGATGCCGCCCTTCTCGCTCATGAACAGCGCCGGCTGCTCGGCCGGGCCGACATCGCTCCAGTGACGCAGCCGCCGGCTCGCCGTGGTGAACCCTGAGCCTGTCGAAGGGCCGGCCTCGGCGGCGAGCGCCCACAGCGCCGCATAAATTGCCTCGCGCGCGATCATGGCCCCCACCCGGCGCTGCGCGCCACCCTCCCCCGCTCGCGGGGGAGGGCCAAGGTGGGGGCGATCATGCGATTGCCGCCAATGTCGCCGGGTCGAAGCTCGTCGGCGCCGACACCGGCGGCCCGCCCTTGATCGGCGCCACCATCCGATATTGCTGCAAGAGCAGCTGAATGTCGGAAGTGAAATCGCGCAGCGAGAACGCCGTCGTCTCATAGGCGACGGTCTCGCCGCCGCCGAGGCTCTTCGAGCGCTCGCCGATGCGGGTGCGCTCGCGGTACTTGCGGCAGACGAGCTCGATCGTCGCCTGGGCGACATCGGGCGGGACGGCCGCAAACCCGGCCGTGTATCGCAGCAGGACGCAGGCGCGCTTGCGCGGCACCCAGTAGCCGCGGATGGTCAGCGCCGAGGGCGTGAACACATAGCCGGCAAAGCTCGCGGTCTGGGTCAGGAAGCTCGGGCTGACCTGACCGCCAGCCGTCGCCGGCACGAAGCTCGGGCCATAATTGCCGGGGTCGGGCGGGATCGTCACCCCGTCGACGACGACGAGGATGACCGCGGTCGCCGGCTGCACGCCGAAGGCGAGCGTCACCTCGTTGGTCCACGAGCCGGTGCCGTCGCGCACCTCCTGCCAATCGCCGGACAGCACCGGGCGGTTGAGCCAGCGGGCGACGAGCCCCGACGCCGCGGTGATCAGCCGTGCGATCAGCAGATCGTCGGTCGCCGGATAGGGCTGCGGCCCGTTCTGCAGCCAGGCCCGGACATCGGCGAGGGTGGTCAGATCGCCATACATCAGGCGCCAGGAGCCAGGAATCAGGAGCCAGGAATCAGGCGAGGAGCGGCGGGCGCGGCATTTACCTGACTCCTGACCCCTGACCCCTGCTAGCCGTTGCCGATGTTGGTGATCACCCCCATTGCGAACGGCGCGTAGACCGCCAGCACTGCCTCGGCGTAGACCCCGACCTGGCGCTGGCGGGTCACGATCGGCCAATCGATCTGGTAATAGTCTTGCCGGGTCTTGATCTCGGCGACGTTGGGCACCTCGTTCGACTGGTACTGGATCGGCAGGTTCTCGGCCCAGCCGATGATCGTCCCCGGCGGCACGCGCGGGTGGATCCGCACCGGGATGCGCAGCCCGCCGTTCAGGGCAAACGGGTTGTAGTAGAAGGCGACGACACCCGAGGCCGTGAGCTGGTACTCGCCGCCGCCCTCGGCCGAGTCGGCCCGCTCGTAGCGCAACAGCGGCCCCGAGGCGTTCGACAAGACCTTGGTGGTCATGTTCTTCAGCTCTTGCGCGTTGACGTAGAGCACGGTCGGCGACAGCTCGTAATTGTTCCACATCGTCTGGAACATCGTGTCGATCTCGACGATCGAGCCGCGCCCCGAGCTGGTGAGGAAGGTGCCGGTGCCGGCGGTGCCGGTGGCGAGCGAATTGAGATAGGCGGTCGACGAGCCGAGCGCCACGGTCAGGAGCCCGTTATAGGCGTAGCTCGAATTGAAGCTGTTGTCGGCGGTGACCAGTGCTGCCGACTGGGTGCCGGCGACGAGCGGGGCCGAGATCGCGACCGAGTTGATCGTGGTCATCGCCTGCAAGGTGCCGGACCCGGGTGTGGCCGAGGTGCCGACATACCAGGCATAGGCGACGGCACCGGTGATCGCGGCGACCGAGGCGGCGAGCATGTTGGTGCCCGAGGTGACCGCCTGGCCGGCCGAGATCGGGCTGATGTTCGAGGAGCCGCCGGAGAGCGTATAGGTCTTGCCGTCGGCCCCGGTCACGGTCTTCGAGGTGGCGACGAGCGAGGCCGCGGTCACCGCCGAATGGTCAGAGCCGGCCGAGCTGTTGAGCGCGGTGCCGCCCGAGTTCTGGAAACCCTCGAGGGTGAGCGCCACGCACTGGACGTAATAGGTGCCGGTGGTCAGCGTCGATGCGGTGTTGGCGATGGCCGAGACCGTCGGCGTGCCGGGCGTGCCGAGCGAGATGCCGCCGTTGGCGCCGCCGGCGTTGCCGGCGAGGATCGCCATCTCCTCCTTCAGCATCATCTTCTGCAGAAGGCGAAAGGTCATCCTGGCCTGGATGTCCTCGAAGTGCTGGCCGGCGGCGATCGCCTCGTAGCTCGCGGCGTCTTCCTCGCCGATCGTCACAAAGGTCGCCGACTTGTTCGAGGTCGAATAGCTCATCTGCCCGGAGCGCTGGCCTTCCGGGACCCAGCCCATGGCGTCGAAGCCCGAGCCGATGATGGCGTTGACCTGGCGCCAGTTGGTCGCCGTACCGGTGCCGCCGCCGACCCGCGGGATGACGT